TTCTCATCCGTGGCTGGGTAGACCTGATCGGCGAGCATCGCAGAAAGCGCGTCTGCGAACTTTTGCGACCAGCCCCCGGTCTGCTCGTAATAGGTCCGGTCGATATACTTGAGATAGGTCGTCTCGGAATTGGTCAGGATTTTGCCGGCGCGGAACTCGTAGTCGATCGACGGCGCCTCAAAGTCCATGTTGTTGCGCACCTTCAGGATACGGGCGCAGCTGGCGGCGACGTTGAATGTGTAGTCCCAGCCGCCCTCAGCAGGCAGGACCTGGCTCAACCCGGTCACGGTCGAGGCGAAACTCCAGTCATGGTCCTCGAACCAACTGGCCACGCAATCCTCATACGCGTTGACCAGTCGCTTGACGTATTTCTTGTTCTCGTCAAGACCGGGGCTCTCTGGCTCCCCAAGCAGACGTAAAGCTGAGTTGATCACGCTGGCCCTGGTTGGCATTACTCAGCCCCGGCTTCCTGGGGTTCGGTCTCGGCAGGCCTGGGCATGGTCTTCTTCGCCGTCGCGGCCTTCACCGCCGAGCGGGTTGCGTCTGCGGTCGCCAGAGTGGATGCAATCGCGTGGGCCCGGATCGAGGCCGCCTCGATCGTCGGGAAGCCCGTCTCCTTGCTCATCGGGAGGCCGTCCTTGAACAAGGCGTGATGCTCAGCCCCGCCAAGCCACTTGCTGGACCAGCCTTTCGGAAAGGCCTGCGGGGTGTAATCGGTCAGCGGCAGGCGTTCGCGGGTCACGCACTGGTTCGTCGCACGGGCCTGCGCCATGACCTGCAACTCGCCGAACCGGGAATAATCCTCCCACTCCACCTCGATGATGTCGCCCACGGTCAGCAGGTTAGACGCCATGACGCGCCCGAAATAGTCCGGCGACAGAACCTCCTCGATCGAGTGGGCCACAGGCACGGTGCAGAGGTAGCGGTTACGCCGCTTGCCGGGGACTTCGAGGTAGATCTGGTCAGACTTGCAGACAGCGGTCATGTGCTCACTCCATAGGGAAAGGGGCCAGAGTAGACACTCTAGCCCCTCCCTTGGTGACAGCGCGAGGACAGGTTCGCGCTGCCCGTTGGCCGTTAGGCGGGGGCAGCCACGCTCAAGGCGGTCTCAGTCGAAACTGTTGCCGCATTGCCGCTCACCAAGCGAACCACATAAAGGCTGGCATCAGCAGGCGCAGCCGCCAGCTTCGCAGCCGTGGTGGCCGGAACCGCCGTGGTCCAGACAATCCCATAGACGAGATCGCCCGGATCCATGCCGCGTGCGGCGCCGTCCGAGAAGAAGCCTGCGCCAGAGACGACGGCAGTGGCGTCAATGCCGTGGTAGACCCAGATGTTGGTCCCGAGAGGCCCCACAGCGGGCACGGCAAGAGTGAGATAGTTCGAGTTATAAGCCATGATTCAGGTCTCCTTAAGCGATAGCTGCTTGGTCGTTGTTGATCATGCGGACCACGCCGCGCGGAAGGGCAAGGGCGCGGGCGTCCTTGACCTTACCCCAGGTTTCCCAGCGGTCTTCCGGCTCATAGTAGTACATGTGCACTTCCGGAGCGCCGCTGATCTGGTGGGCTACAGCGTCCTCGTGCCAGATGTTACATTTAGCTGTAGTCGTGCCCATGCCGGACAGGTTGGTAGCCTGGAACCACTTCACGCCGAGCCAGTTCCAGTAACCATTGTCACCGTAACCGATCGTGCCGCCATCAACCTTCTTGACGTTAGTGAAGTCAGCCGACTTGAACTCGTTGATGGTCATCATCTGGGCCATCCCCGCAGGGGTCACTGCGCCCCAGACGCGGCCGTCAGACGGCACATCGTTGGTCCAGAGCTTGGTCGTCCACGTCAGGATGTTGCCCAGCGTGCCGAAGTCCACGGCGACGTTAGACACTTCGGTCGTTGTCGAGTCCAGCATCTCGATGATGCGGGTATCTGACTTGCGATGGCAGGAAGCAATGACTTTGCGGTACTGCTGCGAGCGGTAGTTCGGATTGCTTTTGAAGGCGTCGAAGTCGTCGATCTTGTACTTCTTGAAGAACTCCTTCGGCGTGTCCGAGACCTGGCTGTTGGCGAGGTTCGACACGGGGATCGAGCCATCACGGCCACGTTCCTGCGCCTCATCGGTCAAGCCCGTCACGTCCCAGTAAATCGTGCCGGAGCGTTCGAGGCCATCCGAGCGGACAGCCTTCATGAACAACGATTTCTCGCGCTCGAAGTCCGTCTTGAACTCGTCATTATACATTTTGCGCTCAAGGGCGCTCACAGTGTTAACAGACATGATTCATTGTTCCCTTGTCTGGGTTGAGATGCTCACAAACAAGACGATCCGGAGCGTCAGCGGGTAACCCTTGCGGGGCCTCTGGCCGTCCTCAATTCTCTCACGGGGCCGGCAAGCCGGGTAACCCGCGTGACCTCGTGCCTGCCCATCGCCTTGAGGAGCAGGACCTGGTCATGGCCGCACGCTAGGCGCGCGACTTAGCTCGTTGCTGCCGCTCCATCAGCTGCATCAGGCGTCCGCCCGGCGCTGAAAGTTCGGCGTATTTCGATGGGTTCGCCTGGCGATACCCCTGGATCTTGCGGATCTCGTCATCGAGCGCGTCGGACGACAAGTTGTCGCCGCCCAGCATCGACTGGAGGAACACGGGATCGTCGCCCGAGGCGCGGGCCGCAGCGGCCATCGCCTTGAGGAAAGGCGCCCAGTTGCCGACCTTGGTGCCGTCGGAGAATGTCTTATCGAGTATCTCGCTGGCATCATCGACCTTGAAGAAGGATTGGACCCCCGCTTCGGCATACTTGATGTTGACGGCGAATTCGGGACCCCATTCAGTCTTGAGGTTCCGCTCATTCTCGATGCGGGTCATCTCGGCTGCAGCGGCCATCTGCGCGGCCTGCTCCTCCATCATCCCGTAGTAGAACTCGTGCGCTGCATTGACGCCTTCCGGCGTGGCGAGGAAGCCGCCCCTCTGGTGCAGCTTGCTGGTGACCCCCTTGAGAAAATCCCTGTCAGCGTCCGAGACGTCAAGTCCGTCCGGCACGGCAGCAGTGATCTTGTAGGCGTCCGGCTTTTCAGGGATGCCGAGCTTGGCGTTGAACGCCTTCTTGTCATCGTCGGTCGCGTCAGCGCCGAGCAGCTTGATCATGCCCTCGTCACGCTTGCTGAGCGCCGTCTTGGTCTCGATCAGGCTTTTGACGAGATCGGCCGGCGTATTGTAGCGCTGCAATTCCTTGAGCGTGCGCCCGTCCTTCTCGTCCTGCGGGACCATTGGCGCGCGCCAGTCGGCGGCGTCCAAAGATGACGCAGGCGTAGGGGTAGCCCCGCTGGCTGCGGGCGAAGGGGACGCCGGTGCAGCGCCATCGGGGTTTTCGATAGTGATAGACGCTTCAGTCATTACGGGGTTTCTCCGTGTTTGACTGCATCATACTCGCCCAGTGTGGACAGGATGGGGACAGGCTCTATTCAGCGTCCGTGTCGGGGCGGAACAGCTGTATCCCGCCAAGGGCTGCGAGCTGGTAGCCAACCCATTTGCGGCCCGACAGGAACCCGGCGGCGCGCTCGCTCAGCGTGGCAGGCTCAGCCGCCGTGATCGGAGCGAGACGGGTCAGGATGACGTTCGCCGCGATCTTCTGCTGCGGCCCGGTTGCCGTGCCACGGAAGAAAGCCCGCACCGCCAGGCGCTCCGCCGGCTCGAACTTCGGGGCTTCATCGACGCGGAGGACGTCGGTCACTTCCACCCCTTGTGGTTCATTTGCTGGCCGTTCGCGGCCTGCTGAACGTGGTACATCTCGTGTTTGTAGACCGGGCCGACATCCTCGATTGAGATGTAGATCGTTGGAATCGTATCGAAGCCTCGTTGATAGGTGCAAGTATGGGCTGGGATGCCAAGCAGGCGTATGCAGGCAGCCACTGTGTTGGCGCGGGTGTCAGTGACCACGAAGTGCTTGCCGGGTGCCAGCGGCTCTGGCGGCACGCCCGAAAAGGCTGCGTCTGTTCGGGCCGCGACAGCGCACCCAACGAGGGCGAAGATGATTGGCAAGAGGATGAAGCCTGTACGGTCGGTCATGCTGTCACCGTCCATCCTTTAGCCGTTGCGATCGTCGGGTCATGTGTTGTCGTCCCGTAGTTTCCCGTGACCGTGATTGTTTGCCCGACGACCGTCGGCAGGTTGGTGTAAATTTCATTCAGTCTGACGGCGGAAAGTTTGCAGCTTGCCACCGAAAATGTGAAAAGGAAGTCCTCAGCCTGTATGCGGCTCAGTGAGGAGCAGGTGGCAAACATGGTGGCGAAATTAGTAGACGACGAGACAGCCGACACGTTTAGGGCGGGCACGCTCTGGAGACTGGAGCAGGCATTGAACATGTTGGACATGTTGGTCACGGCCGCTGTGCTAAACAGCGGAACGCTCTGCAGACTGAAGCAGCTACTGAACATGTTGGACATGTCGGTCACGCTGCCTGTGTTGAACAGCGGCACGCCCTGAAGACTGAAGCAGCTATTTAACATGTTGGACATGCTGGTCACGCCCGCTGTGCTAAACAGCGGAACGCCCTGAAGACTGAAGCAGCTAGTGAACATGCTGTTCATGTTGGTCACGGCCGCTGTGTTGAACAGCGGCACGCCATGGAGACTGAGGCAGCCATTGAACATGCTGGACATGTCGGTCACGCTGCCTGTGTTGAACAGCGGCACGCCCTGAAGACTGTAGCAGGCATTGAACATGCTGGTCATGTTGGTCACGGCCGCTGTGTTGAACAGCGGAACGCTCTGCAGACTGTAGCAGCTATGGAACATGCTGATCATGCTGGTCACGCTGCCAATGCTGACGAGCCTCACGCGCTCAAGCATGCGTTTGCGGACGGTTTCGGCTGAGCCGCCAATCGTCAGTGACGTCAAGTTAGGCGAGCCAATTTCGATATCCAGCCAGCCCGTCTCGTAGGCCTGAAGGCCCGCCTGAGTGTGAATTATGTTCAGGTTCAAGGACGTAATGTTGTTCGCCGCCTGCGGGGTAACAGTCACGAC